ATTAATTGCCTTAATATTGTATCTCTGGCAAATATCCACGCATAAATCCACCAGCTTATTAAGTGCTTGATCTGATACCTCCCAGTTAGGAGACTTACCAATATTAGCGACCTCTATCGTTATAGCTTGACTATCATTATCCACAGAGCTACTGGTGTACGGTGTATTATCCTCTGTCACATAGGATCCTACTCGTCCGTCGCTACCTATCCCATAGTGAGAGCTTGCCTTACGGTTCGGATCTTGAAATATCTTACCGATTGCCTCCACGGATAGATTGCCTGCAACATGGTGCGGTGTAATTTTAATTACTGTCTTACCGCTTCGACCTATTTTAAAATTATTAACGTGAGCTGATACTATTACATCTGTTAATTTACTCCTCAACATATCTTAACCTCCTTTAAAATTTTTGATAAAGTGCTTAATATCTTCGAGCGTTTCTACTATTTTCTTCCACTCTTGTTTTTCTCGTTTCAGGTTATAAACGAAATAAAAGATAAAAAGCACTTTAAAAGTCAGCTCTGATATGGTGAGCTGACTTAGAAACTGCTCAAAAAAACTTAGATCCATTTTACACCTCCTTTATTCTGGATAAGTAAACGTTGCTCGAAAAGATAAACCGCCAGCTATAGCAACGTATGGCGTTATTATTATATTGCCTATACTATTTATTTCAATTTCACCACGTATTTCTGCACTTGTTTCTTTGGTTAACATTGTAAAGTTGTTTAACGTCGTTCTTGATATAAAATGACTTGGCAATGTTGCACAAGTATATCTTGTCCACGCTACCATACTAGCGGAGTTAACTAAGTTAACTAAAGCAATAAAAATAATACCATTTCGTTTCATTGCTCCTGAGTTAGTGTGCATTGTCCACCCAGAGTTAAGCGTGATCGCTTGCTTTGGTATGTTAACCATATCATTTTTAATTATATTATTGTCCGCCCACCAGTTAAGAAGTGCAGAGTAAATTCCACCGTTAGGATTAACATCTGATACTCCAATACTGCAACTCATAAGTAACGCTCGCTGTATTCTCAATATCGTAGCAGAAGTAGGTTTAACTCCACTCATAGCGTCAGCATATACATTAGGTAGTGCGGTACTTTCTAAGTTAGATATATTCGCATTAACTATTGACTCAAACATTGTATTGTGACTCATAACAGCCTTACATACGCCTAGCATGGTTTTACCTAAATTAAGAGCCTCCATTAAATAGCGATACGCATATTTAACATAGATACATACATCGCTGGGTGATATTTGATTAAGTATCTGCTGTTGTATTAAATCCATCATATTACTAATGCGTATATAATAATAATCTATTTCTGTTTTATAAATTCCAGCGTTAATACTATAACCACTCGACCATATACTACCATCTGGTGCATTGATAGGAGGCACACAGCCTACGCCTATAGTCTTTTTATTAGATCCGATAAATAAAGATGGTAAGCCTACACTTACTGTAATTCCGTTTACTGTCCTACGTACCAGCTTATCGTCTGCTATTATTTCTATTTCATACGACTTACTATTATCTAAACTTAGTATTATATTTGTCGTAGTAATGACTCCAGCGATAGCAGTATAAGGAATATTTGTATACGTCCCCCATACTCCACCTGTTTCTCTATAGCGGTACTGTAATAAATTAATGGTATTTTTATCAGCTCCACTAATTTCTACCCTTGCATACGTACCTTTTACTTGCAGTGTCGTCTGATCTTCAAAACCATTTAATCTACTTACTGTAGCATTTAAGACTGGTGTCCAGTGATCTACGACGGTTACTGTCTTATTAACCAGCGTACTGTTATTACGTGAGTCAAAGGCACGTACTCCTAGTGTAAAATTACCAGCATTAACTACAGTAGTGAGATCCATGTTAACATCTGCACTAGAAGAAAAAGTACCGTCTTTCGTACGATTATCAATCGTAGCAGTGTACTTACTAGCAGTAGATCCCTTACGTGGAGTCATACGGTTCGCGACTGGTACCGTCGCTCGTAATTGTGACTGGTTTTTAAGGAGTATCTGATCATTACCAGTTACCGCTACCGTATTCGAATTGGTATCTTTATAGGTAAAACTGCTAAACGTAGGATTACCATTGATAATAGTTAGTGTACGCTCCAAATAATGCGTATAGGTAGTACTATCTGTAACCGTCTGGATATAAAATCTAACAGTCATAGTATTACTGTTAGGTGTAGCATTTCTTAGAGCGTCTCGCTCTGTAGTAGTGAGTATAAACTGGTAAGACGTACCTGTCTTAGAGATATCACGATATCCAGCAAATTGTGTACTTCCGTTTGTCGCAAATATACCAGCTTTTAGTGTAGTTACACTATTACCAAACGGATTACTATAGGTGATATTCGGATTAGCCTCGTCGTTAAAGTTGTCTGCTCCTGTTACAGTGCCGATGTTAAAGGTAGTAATCGATTGTGTACTGGACTCTGTCCAAAGCTGGGAGTCTTTCGCTTTTACTCTTATTCTAAGTGTATAAGCTGTATTCGGACTAAGACCTGTCAGCTCAAAGTTACCGCTTGTACGATCTCCTGTTAACGCTCCTGTCCAGCCTCCACCATTAAGTGAGTACTGCACGGTGTCTACTGTCTTATCCGTGGTAAAGTTCGCTCTAAATCTGCGGATCTGTCTATTATCCAGTGTAAAACTATTAATATTTGCATATCTTGGTATCTGATCAAACGTCATGGTACCAGATCCAGATACGTTTACAGCAACGTAATAGATACCAGCCTCTATGTATACTGGTACGGATCGATTACCTAGATTATCGTGTCCGAACGTGTGTCTATTCCAGCCTGTTACTACGGTACCATGATACAGATCGATACGAGTCGCACTAGAGAAAACTGTAACACCATCAAACGTTACTTTGAAATTACCAGAGGTATGGTACCCTCCTGCTCCTGATGTATGATCACCATATAACGCCCATAGTATCGTTGTTTGATTATTCGCTACGCTTTGACTTTCTATATACCAGTAAAATCGTAATCTTTTTAATCCATTATAGGCGGTAGAATATATATTCCCACTGCTTGCCATATATCATTACCTCCTACTCGTCTCTTACAATCGCCCAGCCTTGCATGACTCCACTTAATACTGGTACTATTTTAAGCGGTTTCATGGTAATGCCGTCTTTTACTTCTACTTTCTGCATTTCTGTCGTATCTTTATTAAGCGTAAATACCTTAGTAAGTGTACCATTTACCATGGAATACCCAGCAAACTCTAACGGACTCATTACAGTATAGTCACCCACGTACACACTAGATCGTACTAATACACCATCTACATTTACATTTACTTGTGTGTTCATGATCTCACCATTAGCCTGTTGCCATAGTGTTTTAAAATTACCTACATGAAACATACAATCTGTAAACGTCATATCGCTGCCGCTACTACCGTATAACTCGATATCGTAGTAGTTTTGTTTCGGTAGTAGTGCTTTTATCTCATAATCAGAATAAAAAGGATCTTCTCCTGTATTAAAATCTATCTGATACATTTCGATACTGTTATAGATCTTAATATAGCCAGATCCTACAATGTTCTTTTTCACCTTACAATTAAAAGAGTAATACAGCTTAGACTCCTCTGGGATATCGTCACTATCTACTCTAACGGTAACTCTTTGCCTTACCGTCTTATTATTAAGAGTAAAGATATTACCAGACTTAGCTCCAGCGTTTAGTGACTCTGTACTGGATTGTATATTTAAGGTACCAGCTCCTAATACTTCCCACTCGAGCGGTAAACCGTCTTGATCGGTAGCAAACATTACAGAGTTACGTAGGAGATTACCACCACCAGAGCGTTGTACTCCTAGTCGGATATCTTCCAGATCGGTACGGATCTCTGTAAATTCTTTATTAACAAGTCCGTCTTGATCGTACATATCCTCATTTAAGATACTGATGTAGTTCTGCTGTTTATCTACTATGATCTCGGTATTCTTGATACGCTTAATCAGTCCGCCAGCTCGTGAGTAATTGATCTGCTCCTTAGTTTTTGCAGTAGTATATAATCGCTCTTTAAAGGATCCTGTAAAGTTATATACATAGTTAAAAACGATTGTATCGTAGGTCTGACCGATATTGTTCTGTATCTTAATCTTATCGCCTATCTCATACCAGCCCAAACCCTCGGTATCAGTATCAAACGGATAATATTTTATACCTTTTACTGCATTAAAAAGAGACTGTAATACAGACTCTCGTCGTTTATCTATTAATTGATTGTTTACAATCCTAAATTCTGTAAGTCCAAACTGGTCTATACTTATGCTATCGTGTAACTCGATATTATCATCTTGCGGTTGTCTCGATAATACTAAGCTATTTATCTCACCGTATAGCGGTTCTTGTTTTAGCTTGATAAAATTCGCATAGGTAAGAGTCTCACCTGTATCGGTTACACTCCTTAAATATAATCGATCGTCCTCTCCAATCATAGCGATTGAGATACTGATCTCCGCAAGTTCTTGTAATATATCTCGGTACGTTACACCTGCTATATTCTCGTAGTAGTCTATATCAATAATTAGATCGTCATTTAAAAAACTTACATTACCAAACTGCACATTACAAGCGTTACAGATCGCTTTAATAAACTGTAACGCTGTCATAGGATAATTAAAGATAGGTTCATACTCATGATAAAAAGATATCATGTTATCATAACCTACTACGGTAGTCATTTCTGTATCTTTGATGGTTGTAATCTCTGTAATTAAGTACTCACCATAAGGAGCATACTCAAACTGTCCAGGATTATCTACCTCGTGACGGTCTGGTAGCCTTACACCGCTGTGTACTACTACTCTCTCTCCTAAGATGTTACGCTCTCCTAAGTATTTAAGCTCTACCTTACGCATAACTGTCTTACATAGGTCTCCACTTGCCTCTATCTTAACTGTTACTAGATCACCATCTGGTAGGATATTACTCTGTCCGATTACCTCCACGTAAGTAGACATCTCTTTAGTTGGTTCTTGCATAGCCTCTTTAAACCATTTACTTACACTAAGCATACAATAACCTCCTAATAATTAATCCTACTCACTGGTACAAGGTTTACATCGAAAGGTTCATATAAACCTCGTAGCTTACTATTTAATTTCGTGTCGTAATCACTCGCATAGTAAGGAGCGATTACTGTAGCAGAAATACGTGGATCGTAATACTCTACCGTAAAGTAAGCACTATCTAATAAAGTATTAAGCTGTGCCATCTGTGATACGTTGGTGTAGCCTACTCGCATTTTAATTTTAGGGAATATACCTATTAAAGTAGCTCGTACGTCACCATTCATATTGCGATCTGCATCTTTCCATAGTTTCGCACGACTAATCATATATTCCTGTATATATGGTATCTTTACTCCATTTATCTTTACTAGATCACCAGATATAACCATCAGCTACACCTCCATCACACATTTATATAACTTATATTGTTTAAAATCACACATAATTATAGGTTTAGTACAAGGTCGTTAGTCATAAACATTTTATCGTTTACACCATCTATGACCTTATCAATAAGTTTCTCGTCTCCTAAATTAAGTGTAATACGTATAGGTTGTCCATCATTTCCACCGCCTACACTATCCGCAATACGTACCGCTATCTCGTCTATCCAGCCTGTATTACGATCGAGTGGCATAACCGCCTCACGACCTGCCTCACCGATCACTGCTATAGTAGGACGATCAATCACTCCACCAGTAGCGAGTAGTGGGATCCTAGGGATATTGATACCCTTACCACCGACTCCTGGGATCCAGTCAGGGAGCTTTATCTTATTAAGTCCAGATATCGCACTGTTTACAAGGTTTATAATTCCATTAATAGGAACCTTTATAATACCAGCGAGTCCTCCAAAGATTTCTACTACCTTATCCTTTAATCCACTAAAAAAGCCTTTGATATCGTTTATCTTTTGATTAAACATATCTTTGACTTCTTGGATTTTATTAAATCCACTTGTCTTAATGTTCGTCCAGATCTCACTCGCTTTAGTTCCTAGTCCACTAAAATAAGACTTCACGTTTTCGATCTGAGTACTTGCATTACTTTTAATATTGTTAAAACTTTCACTAGCATTTGTTTTAACAGTATTCCAGTTTTCGACTGCTCTGTCTTTCATATTACTAAAATACGTCTTAACGTTTTCTATCTTTTCATTTGCAAAACTCCTAATATCTTCATTTGTTTTATTTACTGCACTTTTAATATCATTCCAGTGTCCTACTGCCTTATCTTTTAATCCACCGAAATAGTTTTTCATATCTGTAAGTTTTTCGTCTGTCCACTTCGCCATATCCATTAGACGTTGTTTCGTATTATCTGATAGTCCGTTTACATCTTGATTAAAGATTGCCTTAATATCACCGATACCATTCGTAAAAAATCTCGAAAAACTATTCCAGCCTGTCTGATACTTACTAGGATCTATTCCACTTTTTACAGAGTCTGGTAAATCTTTCGTAAATGAGTTCCTTGTCGTGTCACTCATACCACGCATACACGCACTGATACGATCGCTAGCCTCCTCAGCAGATATCTGTCCACTTTGATACGCTTCTACGACCTTATCACGGTATACATTGTAACCATCTCCAGACTCCGCAAGTTTAGCGTCGTTCATGTATCGAGCGTCAGTTTCAGCCTTTACTGCGTTAGATAATTCAATCGTAGTTGCTGTTAATTCCTGCTGTGCTGAGTCTAATTCCTTATAAGCGTCATATACTTCTCTTTGTGCGTCTGTTAAAGTATCGTACTTTAATTTACCACTTGATACCTCGTCAAATAATTGTTTAGCATTAATCTTACCTTTTTCTTGTTCCTTAGATAGATTAGCCTGGGAGTCCTTTAGGTTCTTTTGTGCCTTATCATTATCCAGATATGCACGGTATACCTGTTTTTGTGCGTCCGTCATTTTATCATAGGTAAGAGTACCAGCTTTTACCTTGTCGTTTAGATCCTTACCACTTAATCCTGTATCTTTCTGTGCTTTTTCGAGTGCTTTTGTTGCCTCTTCTGCACGATCCACACAATCAATATAAGACTCATTTGCTCCTGCTAGTTTGTTTTGTACATCTAGTAAGTTCTGTTCTGCACTTTTTAAACGATTAACTGCTGACTCATGACTATCTGTCGCACTCTTTAAGCGTTCCTGTGCCTGTTGTAAATTCTTAGCGGTATTCTCCTGGTTAACCCACTTAACGATTAACGCAGTAATAGCAGTACCTAGAGCCACGACTAAACCGATTAATGCACCGATACCTAGTGTAGCGACTGAGATACCTGTAGCAATGGCAAAACCTAGAGCGATCGCAGCGACTCCGATCGCAGCAAATACTCCTGTCACTACCTTTTCCTTAGTACTTAGTTCGTCCCAGTGAGTGACAAGTTTCCATACACTCGCTATAGTTGTAGCTATACCCGCTGCCATAATAGCAAAACCTAGTTGTGTGTTCTGGATCTGTCCTTTAGCGTTACGCATACCACCCTCTAAGTTACTAAACCACTTAATTAGATCTTGTATACCTGTTGCTACTTTATAGGTTACAAACCCAGCAAATAAACCAGCGATTAAAGGACTTAGTAGATCTACCCAGTACTTAATCTTATTAAATACCTCGTCAGCCTTTAATTTAAAACTATCGAGCGGTTTACTATCAAAGATATCGCCAAAATTAAAGTCGTCAAAGAAACCAGGATCTAAACCAAAGTCAGCTGGAGTCATACCGCCTCCGCCTCCACCGCCTCCGCCTCCACCGCTTGGAGGTGTAAGTACTGTCATTTCATCAAACCCTGCTAGTGTATTCTTAAGAGCTTTCGCTGACTTATTCGCTCCACCGATACCTTTATTTACATTGCCTACCTCTTTCGCAAGGTTGCCCATGCTAGCACCAGCGGATTGTGTAGACGTATCTACCTTTTTAACTCCTCCTGCACTAATACCAAACAAACTCGCTACTGCACTAATTGCATACATTACATAGCGAACAAACCCAGCAATATAAGGTATAGCACTATTGACAGCATTAGCGATCATAGCGAAAAAACTCGAGATATTTGTCTGTCCGATGGTATTCATAATATCAGTAATACCTCTGGTAATAGCAGTGCGTAAATTAGCGATAGACGTAGCCACACCACCAGCTGAATTACTCGCTTGCGTCGCAAAACTATCAAACCCTGCGATACCCTCATTATTTAATTGCATAATGGTAGCCATAAAATCATTCATAGATACGGTACCATTACGTAAATCAGCTCCTAATTGATCCGCATTAGTATAACCCATTGCGATAGCGACCTGTTTTAATTGTCCTGGCATAGCTTGGAGCATGGTACGCCATTCCATCATATCTGGTTTACCCTTAGCATAAGCTTGTGATATCTGCTCTATAGCAGATGCTTGTAATTGCATAGGAGCGTTACCAGCGATTACAGCGTTATTAAGAGCTAAAAACATCTCTGTACTAGCTTTAATGTTACCGTTACTTGCAGTAAAGCGTTGTACACTACTTACAGCGTCATTAAGCGTAGTAGGTAGCCCTACCAAACCATCTGATAGTCTTTTAATACTAGCCTGTGCCTCGTCATTCGATACGCCTAAATTAGCCATGACTCTTGGATAGTTATTTAATGTGTCGAGTCGTTCCACAGCTCCACCAATAGATCCCATTGCCATAGAGATTAATTTACCGATACCTAGAGCCATAACACCCTTTTTAAGCATATTAAAGCTCTTAGTCATACTAGTAGTAGCTCTGGAGGTAGTATCTTGTAATTTCATGATATCATTCTGTGCTTTTTTAATTTCGTTGCTTAATAAAGCACTGTTACCCGTGATCATTACCTCTAACTGATCAATAGTTATACTCATGTAATTTTACCTCCCATAGCGATAGTGTTAATCATTGCGACGCGTTCCATATCTTCCGCAGTCTGTTCTTTATACACTGTTTCGTGGATATCTTCCTCTAAGTACGGTTTTTTAGGGTACTTTTTCGGATCGTTAAAAGCCCAGCCTATATAATTACCTAGTAAATGGTTTAGTCTATCATTTACCTTTAATTCATTGTTAAACTTACGATTATACGCTTGTACGTGCTTACTAAATTGTTTCGGTGTAATCTTCCAGAAATAATGGAGATCTAAACCAATATAAATAGCGTCCTCTTCTATCTCTTCCCAGCGTTCATAAAAGCATTTATCTATAGACTGTCTAGCGAGTCGTTCACTTGTTCCGCCTTGTTCGTTCTCGCTTGCCTCAATTTCTCGACGTCTAGTGACTTGTCCAAAAAACCCGCTTTTACTAGTTCCTCTGTTACCTCTAGTAAAAAGTCAGTTTTATCATGATCTACTAAGTACTCACTTAATATACTTTGTGCTACTGCCTTACTTGTACCCACTCTACCATCTTCGTTTACATATCCATTTGTGATATATAATAAAATAGTACTGATCGTACTATCTCCGATAATGTTCTCAATAGGTATATCACCTTTAGCTTTTTCTATATTACCGATACTTTCGACCGTAAATTTCAAATTCATATTATTTACTCCTTTAATATTAAAATAAGGGAGCTAGACCGTTACATCGTCTTAAGCTCCCTGTAATCTTATCGTTATTACTGTTTTAGTGTCATTATAGGTACTTAATCACTTATACCGTTTAAGCTGTAGCTGGCGTATACACTGGGAAGCCAGAGATACGAATAGATCCACTAAAATTAACCATACCATCTGGAGTCGCCTCGCCTGTCTTAAACGACTTAACGAAACCATTAAACACCCATTTCGCACCACTTGGGAATGTTACAGTCCACTCCTCAGTCGTTCCAGCTGTGATTAATCCCATCATTTTTACTACTGTCTGCTCGTCAACTGATTTCTTAATCATACCAGCGATCGCACAGTCTCCTGCGTCCATATCACCAGCCATAAATTCCTTAGCCTTATTCGGACTATCCAGCGTAGTTACATCTAACTCACTGATCTCTAGCCCAATTTCTCCGATACTAGTTAATGATCCTACTGTCCAGTCAGAAATTTCAGATCCAGACTTTTTTTTCATAAGCGTAGTACCGATCGCTCTTACTATATTAGCCATATTAATAACCTCCTTATAAATTAAACTATTGTTACAAACCTACTACTTGTATGGTACACATCACTATCAATATTAGGAATATCACTGTACCACTCTAAGCGGTAGTACATCGATCTAAGTAGATCTTCGACCTCAATTAACATTAAGCTACACTTAACACTACTGTCTGCCCAGAGATCTATCTTAATTGTGATATCCTGCCTAGCCACATCATTATTAAGATCTAAGTTAACTCTACCACTTGATACCGTAAAGGTAATCGCTGGTAGCTCATTAAATACTGCGACCGCCTGTTGTGATACATCATAACCTAGTGTACATAGAGCGTCATATATTTCTTTCTTCGGATTGTGTAACATATTAACCTCCTATCGCTCTATTTATTAGATCCTTATAACCATCATTCATTATATTTATAATCTTGCCTTTATTCATTTCGAGTGATGGATACATAAACGGACGAGCTACCATACCATTTGTATAATAAAACGTTTCACCACCATCTGGTGTATATACCCAGCCATCACTACGATACTGTAATGATAGACTTTTTACTTCATGAGGATAGGTACCAGCTCCTTTACTGCCTGTACCAAACTCCACATACATAGCGTACTCTTTCGCAGTTGAAACCTTGCCTACGACTTTCTTACCTACTACCTGTACATCTGGGTGTATACTCATACGTAAACCACCGTCATTTACTGGAGCAAGTGCTTTAGCCTGTGCCTCTACAAGTAGCGTAGATTTTTGTACAAGTGGTACAAGTGATATAGCGTCTATTCCTTTTAATCGTGATATTAATCGCTCTACGTTTTTAATCTCCACTCTTGCCATACTTCACCCCCACGACTAAGATATGACTATCATATAGTAGTGTGTCTGTTACTTCGTACGTCACAAGTTTATACCCTAGTAGATCACCGATATAGATATCTTCGTAGTCAGTCGTAATCGCTACATCTATCTTGTAGTCGAGTCCATAGTCTTCCTGTGTCTTCTTAAGATCCGTAAACCTTACATTACCCTTAAATGTACCTCGCTGTACTCCTTTACCTATGACTACACCGCCCTCTGCGTCCTTAGAGCTTACTTTGTCAAAGATAGCCACTTCTTTGTCGTAAAAGATACTAGCGATTGTTTCCTTAAACCCTGCTGGGAGTAACAACTTTAATCCTCCTGTATCGACTGAGTAGGTTCGTAAAGCCACTCAATAACTCATTATCTGACGCAGTATTTAAGTAGTTACGTACTTCATTGGAGTAGGAGATTGATTGACCGTTGTCTGATACACTCGATACCATTGTGTCAGTAGTAGGATTTTTCGTTTCGTTAACCTTGTACTTGGTAAATACTCCGTATACGATATCAGCTGTAATTCTCTCAAATTTCTCTTCCAGTACCTCATGATTAAGATAAAAGAGTACTCGATCAATTACTACCTCTACCGCATACGTAAGTAGATCCTCGTGTTCCGTATCGATTAACTTGTTAAACGTTCTAACGTATTCCTTGATACGCTTTACCTGTTCATTAGCCATCATATCCTCCTAAATTTACGCCCAGCGTATATAGTTAGCACGCTGGACGGTTGTATCTTAGCTTAGTGTGACTGTTTCGATGATCTTTTCGTCGTCTGGAGCATAGATCCCTCTGGTAAACTCAAAAGATAGACCTACGTCTTTATTTATAGTAGTCATAGTAGCAGCTGGAGTTACGTGTAACCAGATACCATCTGGTTTTACATATAGTGTCAATCCATTACCCCAGGTAATCGAGCCACCGTCTCCTGACATAAGCGTTAGATTTTCTGCCATTTGCCCTGACCATGTAAGCTGTTTCAGCTCATCAAAGTGATCAGAGCTAATTAATAAGTAGTCACCTGTAGGTATAGCTTTATAAGAAGCGTCGACACCTGCAATATAACCACGATAGAAACACGCTCTACCTATCTTAAAACGCCTGATAGTCATCTCTCCTACGTTTGTAATCTTGTGTTTTGATGGCATTACAGTAATATGTTTATTGTCTTGTATTCTACCAGCAAAATCACCAATATCCTCTTGGTCTCTGATACGCATTACATATCGATCTCTTAATTTCCTCATAGTATCACCTCCTATGGTAATACGGTAGCGTACTTAATGAGATCTGGAGTTACTGCTTTCGTACCACGAGAGTAGAATAAGCACAATCCCATATCGTTAGATAGTGGAATTTTCTCTAAGCTGTAAACATCTGTCTTAATTAATTGACCTACTGCACCATCGATCATACAGATAGCCTCTTTCGTTTGGCGAGTGTTAGAGAATACCCTTACGCCTCTAAACATAGTAATAGACTCCTGGGAGCTATCGATATTAGGATTAGATACCACGTCGATAAAGTCTCTTAACTTCGCATATACAGCTGGTTTAAGAGTAAGTACTAACATCTCGCGGTCTACTCCATCTACCCAGTCGTTCGTTAGAGTCTCTAAGGACTGGATTAATTTTTCGATCTTATCCTCGATCTCAGTAAGACCTGTCATAGCCACATTAGAGCCTGCATTTTCTGCCTCAGCGAAAAACGCTCTATCTAAATCAGCTGTCATACGTAGTACATGATTACCAGCTCTACGCTGTGCTACTCCTGCCACACCGTGTAGGTCTATATCTTTCTTCGCTACCTCTTCCACGATTTCCTTGTCTACATCTACATTAATTGTAACTTTACCAGAGTTATCTAGTGCGTCACCTTTACCAGCTGTACGAGCGGTTCCATACGCTTTTACTTCTGCGTTTTTAAAACGAGAGATCTCTACGGATCCACTGGTAGCGTCACCAGAGTAGTTCGTGTTTTTAATCTGCTCTGATACTGCACCTTTTTGTACCGCCTCAATTACCTGTCCATAAATTTCGGATAATTGATCCTTATCTGGACTAGTTGCTAAAATACTCAATGCGTTAGTTCTTGCCATAATAATTTACCTCCTTAAATTAAAATGCGGTTACTATTTTCTTAGCACCGCCTTTATTATTGTTAGATCCTCCAAAATCTTCTGGAGGAGTACCCTTAAGTTTATTAGTTACACCGTCCTCGACTGCCTTATTCCATGCAGTCGTAAACTTCTCGATATTCGACTGCATTTTATCAGAGTCGATATCTACAATAAAGTCCACCAGAGTAGTAGGGATCTTTTTCTCGAGTAATAGATCCTTAGCCTCAATCGTACGCTCTCGTAAGGTAATATTACGCTCACGATCTGCGGTTTCACGTTCTCGCTTTTCTCGTTCCTCTTTGTCCTTTTCCTCCTGGGATAACTTCGCTTTACGCTCGTACTCTTGGATTGCAGTATTTACCGCCTCAGTAATAGCTGTAGCGTTTTTCTCTTTCTCCTTAGCGAGCCTGTCAGCTAGTACCTTATTAAGTTCGTCCTGTGTAAAAGTTTTAGATCCTGCTTGATTACCTCCGTCATTGCCTGTGTTAACAGTACCACCTGCTGGAGTGTTTGTTTCGGTTTGTTGCGTGTTTGTTACATTAGTTTCATTCATAATACTATCTCCTTACCACTGTTTTACGTCCATCGACTAATTTATAAAAAAACACCTGTAAAGGTGCTTTTTTTATTCGTATCCTTTTTAAATTTCCACTTTTACTAACTTTCTTCTGTTTCTTCGATATCGTTCGGATCTATTTGTATTAATTCTATCTCTTTACCGTTTTCAGACTCTAGTACCTCCGTGATATCCTGTATATCTTCCTCTGGGATCTCCCAGTATACATTAGACTTTGTAACATCTTGATGGAGTATACCTATAAACTGATCTGGGATCTGCATATTGTTACCATACTCCAAACGAGTTAATACACCTATTAACTTTTTATCGTCTTTCGTAGTGATACACACCTCTTTATGTATATGTGATTTTAATAATTCTAGCTTAGTCATATATGGACTCCTTAATACAATAAAAAACACTTATTAGTGCCTTTTATAAGATTTTAATACGTTTTAGAGCATTTTAATGCGTTTTGTTAGTTCTGTCTCATTTTTTCCAGTTTATTATTCATTGACTTTATTACTCCATCTTTACCAGCAGTTTCTTTTTTTCTTTCCGCAATTGACTCACTTACTTCTTTTGTATTCTTTATTTTTTGAAAGTCTTTTAGCTTTTCTTGTATCTCGCTTTCCATACTCATATCACTCACTCCTTTTTCTTAAATAAAAATCTAGCTCTAAATTATCTGGCATTATCCTTTTATACTCCAGTCTTAAATCTTTCGCCATTAACTCGACTACCTCGTGACTTCTTTGTGTGAAAGAGTCCTTACCTCTATAACGTCCTATCTTGTCATTTAGATCGTTATAGTGTTTATCGTATAGATCCTCTAAATTAATACCACTATAGTTTCTTGAGCTTAATGTGTTGTCGGCTCGTCGCAATTCATAAATTATTCCATTATCACCTTGTACGTAAAGCTCTTTAACTGTGTCATTTTTTACTAATATTTTTATATCGTCATCACTAAAACTACTGCTTCCTGGGTGATTGTGTAATAATATAACTGAATTTTTTTCGCCATAATATATAGGCTCTAACATTTTTGTGGATAGTTCTACACTGTGTCTCTCACCGCCTGATATATCAATAATATTACCGTCTAAATCTAGTAGTCTCGCCTGTTCTACTTGATTTTCATTACTAAATGCAAGTAGTTCTGTCATGTTTTTATCCAGTTTGTTTTTAAATGTGTCTATATTGTTATTATACTTCTTTTCATTATTATTGTCAAAGTCTGACAATTCTACTCGCTCCTTACCGCTCCATGTATTATAATCTTGATACTCGATCACATCGTCACCAGCTCGTCTATTAGCTGGCATAAAGTCCTCGCCTAAATAAGCGAATACTGTAGATCTGCAATTAGGGTGTAGGGGAGGATAGTTTACGCCCTCATCACGTTCCTCTAATTTTATAATCTTACCATCGTACTCCTGGCATATCTCACTCGTTCGACTATCCAGCGTAGCAAGGAATACATACGCTTCGACTCCCATTTCTTTGTACGCTTGATACTCCGCCTCGTTATGGAAATGATTAGACTCTGTTCGGATTAATCTATCAGCGTAATACTTCGACACGTTAAAAGCGTCTCGGATCTCTTTGCTCATTTTAGAATATGACGCTCCTGTTATGACTCCACGAGTAAGCACCTCACCTAAGCGATCCGCCAGTAGATCGGTATTAGTCCATATACGCTGGGAGTAGTTTTTGCCACTCCACTTATAATCTAATATATTATCGATGGTACGATTATCTAATTGATTAAAAGCGATCGGATCCTTTATCCCTTTCGCAGTATCATAGATCGTATGCTGGTACCCACGATTTAAGATGGTCTCGTACGTCTGCCTGTTTAATCTGGTTTCTTTGTCTGCGGTTTCTTTTACCTTAGCATATAACTGACCTTGTAACTGTTCGAGCCTCGTAATACGTGCCTTATAATTTCCTTTCACGTACTGCTTAAGACCTTTACCCTCCATCGTCTGCCAGTATTTATCAGTCTCATGTTTCGATAATAAGCCTTTTAACTTAGTCGTATCGAGCGTACCATCTTTAAAAGCGTCAGTTATATCTGGATTACTTCTGTAGTTCTTATATACATTAGCGATCTGTTTATCAATATCTTTCATGGACTGATCGTATATCTTAGCCAGTCTATTACGCTGTACATCTGTATACTTTTCTGCCTGCGTTAAGCGTTCTATGGATCTCTTCGCCCAGTAGGTATTACTTTGCATATATTACACCTCCTACTCTACGATAGGATCCTCTGGATTATTAGGACTGACACCACCTGTATTAGAGTCATTTATCTGGTTATCATTATAAGGAGTAGTATACTCTCTCATATCTGCCTCAGACTCAGCGAGTGCCAGCTCTACGGTTTCCTTACTATCCTTTACAAACGATAATTGACTTACAAGTAGCTCACGATCCACGGTACCTAAAAGGTTATTAATCATTTGACTTGTATTATAATCGTCTAGCGGTAGGTTACGCTTAAAGATTGCGTCTACTTCCGATACTGGTACAATACTCATGCGAGATAGCGTACTTAAAAAGTTATTATATAGCTCGAAACGCTCCATTAATCCCTTTTCAAAGTATCGTTCCTTATTACTGATACGTTGTTCAAACGCAAGTAATTTGTATCTGATCGCTACGCCTGACGAGTTACCTATAAAATTAGCGTCACTCATATTAGGAGTCATGGTTACCTTATGGATATCATTCTCCAGAGTTTTACGTAATACGTCTGTATCTGCCTCATTTAAGGTCTTAATCAGATACCCTATATCACCATCTGGCGGAATACTGGATAATACTCTGTACTCTTTTAACTGCTGTACCTGCTCGTTAGTAAAATCCATATTCTTAAGCCAGAGTATAGCGTCTACTAACTGCTCCTTATCATTTATACGATCTGATTGTAGTAGGTTATAAGCGTCTATAAGACTGATAGCGTCCTCAAAGTCTCCTAAGTACTCTGGATTATTACGATACTCGATAATAGGTACTGCACCAAACGCATGAGGTTCTTCTTTTTCTGTCTTTAGGTTCTTACCTTTTAATGTATAATAGCGAGTTTCCTTATCGTCTGTATAGATTACCTCGTAGAACTCTTTTTTGTTTTTCTCTAGGATTGCACGATAGATAATACCAAAGAGTTTATTATGTTCCATCGTAGTATCATGCACCAGTACCACGTTTCGGTTATCTAGTTCCGCGGATCGTGGTTCTGCGTTCTCATTTGCATACACATACTCGTACTGGACTCCGTATATACTCATATCCTTAGCGATTTCTGTATCTAGGTCGTTTATCGTCTGGTTTTTATATACATCTAGTAGCGGTTTAATATCGTAACCATCTGCTACCTGGTACTCCACTGGATTACCCATTAAGTACCCTACATTGATATCTGTAATATATCTCGCATGATTAATCATAACTTTATTATTACTTAAGTTATCCACCTTATTGCGATTAAGTATTTCCTGCTGACCGATATAATACGCCTCCAGCTTATCGTATCTTGCGTTAATCTTACGACTGTACTCGATTATATCTAGTATAACCTGTGCGGTTATCTCTGTATCACGTTTCAATGTGTACATTATTTACCTCCCAAAATACGACTGCCTGTTAGCTTTTATAGGATTAACTCCTACCTCTGTCTTAGCTCTTACGGTAGGTGTAGGAGTACCTTTGATATATTTATTCAATCCATAACGTAATGCGTCTATACAGTTATGAATAATAAAACCACCACATATACTATAATTGTGATGGTCTTTTACTTCCATATTGTATACATCTTCTTTACCTGCATACTCTATCTTACTTATTTTTATGTACGTAGAGTCTGCCACATGACCTTGTACAAAATCTTTGTTTTGAATATTTGTTAACATTAAACACCTCGCCACACCATACGCACTTACGATCTACATTATCTATCTTATGTAACCGCCTGTAAGCACTACGACACTTATTAGAACAATATCCTTGTCTAGCAGAAAGAAATGTTTTGTCACAATACTTACAAATATAATCTTTTTTAGCATGAAATTTATCTTTAGTCTTTTCGTAATGTTCTTTGTGCCATTCCTTACCTTGTTCGCTCTTGTGCCATTCTATCGCCTTTGGTCTTGCGTTTTCATTAAGATTATTAACAATCTCTTGTCTATGTGTAATTGTTCTATGTACACCATGATAACTACGGTGTGCTTTTCCAGATGTTAACGATAAGTTCGATATATCATTATTGCTTTTATCATGATCTATATGGTGTATCTGGTATCCTTTCGGTATTTCTCCGTTATGATACTCCCATATATACCTGTGTAACCGCTTTCTGATAGTGCTATTTAAATAATAACCTGTACGATCGTCTCTTGTAAATTTCAGTCCGTTATAATAAATATATTTTTCCATTCATTTATTGTACAACACGTAACGCAAGGTATCAATCTATATTAAGTTTAAGTATGCTATCGCTGTCCGTTAACTCATTTATTTCTATCCAGCCTCTTTGAGTGTATACTTGGTGGTCTTTCGTTGCACGAAATACTGTTCCATCTTCCATAGTTATCTTAACAATATCAGCATTTTTACGAGTTAATCTAACGTCGTAGTACTCTGCGGTTGTTTTATTATTATAACTATCTTTACAGTATACTATCCCTGTAGTATTTACTAAGTCCTTTATAGCAACTTGACCGTTCACTGTATCAATCAATGTATCTCCAGTTATACAATGGTTATATGTATCGACTGGAGTATTAATATACTCTCCTGTTTTCTTATCTTTCGTCCAGGTGTAGTTATCCAGCTCCTCGATTACCTTGTAACATCTTTCGTCTACTATAATCTCGTACTGCTGGATCCACTGTATACCATGTATCACAGAGTCCTTACCTTTTACCGTTGCCTCCATATTTACGCCTTTATTACGTATCTCTTGTATACTTTTAGGTTCTGCACTATCTCCGTAACTCTTGTCTTTCGATAGTCCTAAATCTATCATGATACTAGCGATCTCATCGTTAAGCATACCCTTGCGTACGTACTCACCTGTAACATAGATCCTATTATTAACCTGGTCTAAATATCCCCATACGATAGCACTCGGATCGTTTACAAAACCAAAATCTGCTCCTATCCATCGGTGTAAGCCTTGTATCTCCTTATCACTTATAATCTTTGTACGATAGGTAGGGAATACGAGTTTGTCGAGTGTAGCAAACTCTCCCAGGGTATAGATCTTATAGTATGCTGGATTACGATATTGTAGGTTTTCTAACTCTTTTTTATAATTATCGTCTAAGAAACGATTATCCTTATACGTCGTTTGTATGATCCTAGCGTTATCTGGAGCGTTTCCAGTATGAAAGTAATTATATAGCCAGCTCTTTTTAGAAATAGGATTATACATTAGATAGATTTGCGGATAGTCTACTAATACTCTAAGTCTTAGGTTAAGCTGTGTATACTCGTCCTCTGTTAACTCTGTAGCCTCCTCTATAATGATATCTGTTATACCATCTATAGACTTTATTTTCTCTTCGTCATCATATCCTTTAAATATAAATAAGCTACCATTCGGTAGCTCTATCTCAAAATCTGATTTATTTATCCTGCACTGATCATAATAGCCACTGCTCTTTAAGTGCGTGATAATAAGAGACCATATAGAGTGGCGTATTGTTCTCCCTATCTTACGTACCACTAAAACCTTACGCTTATATTTTAACGCCTTAAGTAATACTTTTTGTGTAGCACCGTATGACTTACCAGACCCAGCTCCACCTATATATACCTCGATACGATTACTATAATCTTGTATATGTTCTAAGATCCAGTCGTTAAATATATTTTTATTCAATCGTCTAGCCATAACATCACTCGATAAACCAGTCTGTCGTTACTTCTTTTATCTCCACCTGTTCGACTGGTTTCTGTCCTTGTAATGCGAGCCATAGCTCCATCGCTTTAACGTCGCCTTTTTGTGCCTTAATCATAAGACTAAAAGTACATAGCATACCGTTAGTAATATCACTATCTTTTAATCCTAGTTGTTTCGCCTTTTCTTTTATTCCAGAGTCCAGCGGTTCCATTTTAGCGAGTAAGCTAGCCATTTCTTTATAGGTTTTCTGCTTTCTACGAGTAACACCACTCGCCTGTCCACCTTTTCTTGCGATTTCTTTCTGTTCTTCTTTTGTTCTTTTGTTTTGAGGTATTAAGTTTTTCGTTCCATCTCTTGGCACATCTAACACCTCCTTAACTAAATATCATTACTTTTTACGCTTACCTTTACTACTAACCTCTGTAGGTTCTACCTCTGGATCTTTTTTTACAACTTCAATCTGATACTCCTCACCGTATAATGTTACAGTAGGTATATTTTTCTCGATTAGATCTGTAATATCGCTATCAGTACCATACATTGTTACGATATACTTACCATCTTCATTAGGCGTTACTTTTAATACATTACTCATAAGATCCTCCTAAATATAAAATAAGAGACCTCCAGCGAGGTCTCTTACACTATTCACTAATACCATTATATATAATAAAATCATAAATATCCTTTAAGTTTACTATATATTTACTATAGATTGTATATAATTAGATCCATTTCTTCTATACTTTTGTTTATTGTCTTATGGATAGCGTCCTCTGACTTGTCGTAATACTCGGAGATTGTCATAGGTGATTTTTTCTCTAAAAATCGCATACGGATCACATTACGCTTATAGTCTTTTAATATATTTATCGCATAATCTACTATCTTTATATCTAACTCTGTCGCATTAATCTGTTCCTGTAGCTTTTCTGTTTCTTCTATCTTGTTAATTACCTGCGACTCTACTGGAGACTGTATATATATATTCTTCTGCGATCCGTCTCTTAAACAATGTGAGTTATAGGTGTAATCCTTATTAAGTTCTTTAATGCGTCGTCTTAACCACTCACATCTAAGTTTATTATTATTATATTCCTCTAATAACGTCCTTACACTCATATACTCCTCCCATAAGTTT